AATTTATCTATATTTATAGATATTCGTAATAATATTTTAGAAATTTTATATTCTATTATATTAATTATACCATTAAGATTTAAATATACATATGGATTTAATCCGAATGATGAATTAAATAAATCTATTAAATTATTTATATTAAGGACTAGAAAAATGATAACAATTATTGAGAAATTTTCAAAACATGAAAAAAAAATAAAACATTTAGAAGAAACATTATATATGCCTTATAATAAGATTGAAAATAATAAAAATATAATGCCTTAATTATAAAGAAATGAACTATCTTTATATTGTACTTTTATTTTATCATTCGGTTTTTTTAATTTATAATTATTAATTAATGTACTCCATGCTGATTTAACTGGTTCTACATATTCTTTATATTTATCATTATCTAAAATTTCCCAATAAGTTGTATTTTTATCTATTAAAGAAAAATTTTGTATATTACAATTTGATTTTATTCTAATATTAATAATAATTAATATTATTAATAATATTAATAATATATATATATATTGAATATTCATATATATATTATATTTCTTCTAATAATTTAAAGTATTATTTTTTTATTTTGAATTTTTTACAGGAATAAAATAATCAAATATTGCAAATATTGTTGCTGCAACTAAACCTATAAATATTGCACGTTTATATAAATCTATATTATTAGGTATTATTAATATAATTAAACTAATTATAAATATTATAAATAAATATTTAATTAATCTAATATATATTTCATTATAATCTAATTTCATTATATATATTTACTCTATAAATATATATTTTTTTATTTATAAAAATATATAAAAATATATTTAAATTAAAATATAGTAATTTATAATATGTCAAATTTAGTCTCTACTAAAGAAGTTGATTATTTAGATGAAGATAAACCAATTAGAAATCAAAATTTTTGTTTATTATCTTTTATAACACCACAGGATGTTTTAAAAAATAAAGAAAGTTATTATATTAAATATTTCTTAAAAAAATTTTCAAATGATATTGAATCATTATTTAATGGATTATTAAGTAAATATCCGGATGATAAAGAATTTATTGATAATATTAAAAATGATCATGAATATTTATTTAATGTTGAAAATTTAGATGAACAATATAAATATTCTAAAATTGTTAATAGTGAAGTTGTAGAAAAACAATTTCATGAAGATAATGATTTTCAAACTACAATAAGTGGTATTAAAGTTAGAGGTGTTTTTGATACTATTCAAGAAGCTAGAAATAGAAGTGAATTTTTAAAAAAAATAGATAAAAATCATAATATTTTTATAGGTCAAGTTGGTTGCTGGTGTCCTTTTTCACCAAATCCTGAAGATTTAGAAAATCAAGAATATTCTGAAACACAATTAAATACATTAATGAAAGAATATAAAAAGAATCAAGAAACTAAAGACGAAGTTTTTGAAAAAAGAAAACAAAATTCTATTGAAAAAAATAAAATTATTGAAGAAGAATCTAATATGATGGAACAAGATACTGAACAAGATACAGAACAAGATACTTCTAATGATATAACTATAGAAAATAATGATGATGATGATATTCAAAATAGAATGGAAAATTTAGAAACTGTTTTTAATAAAGATGATCCTTGGACACAACAGAAAAATTTATTTCATTAAATAATTTTTTTTTATAATATTATAATATTATAATATAGTAATAATAATAAATATGAAAGGTTTTGCAATATTTTTTCTATTTATTGGAATTATACTTGTAATTCAAGCTTATTATCAAAATAAATCAGTTTGTCCAGCACCTAAAACAATTATTAAATATGTTCCCCGTTCTGTTTATGAAGAACAATTAACTGATGAACAAAAATTAACAGAATTTTATAAAGTTATGTTTGATGGTTCAAAAAAAGAAGTTTTAAATTAAAATATTTATTATAAATAATGAATAAAACTATTTTAAAACCAACATTAAATAATATTTCATATAATTTATATAATATTATTAATAATAATAATACAAATACTTATATTGAAAAATATAATACTATTTTACTTAAAGATATTATTAAAAGTTATTATGATAATATAGAAAATAAAACTTTATTGGATTCTGATAAATTATTAAATTATAATAATAATATTAATATACCAAGAAGTAATCAAATTGAAAATTATTCTAATTATTTAAATGAAAGAGAAGAAGTTTATAATGAATGGTTAAAAACAAAAAATCCTATAACTATTCATAAATTAGCCACTTTTAAAAAATTTGAATATAATAATATACCTGATATTTTTACTTCTGATATTGAAATTAATAAAAATTTCAAATCTAATAAATCAAATATTGATATTATTTATGACCATACTGATAAAAATATTGAAAAGGATAATACATATATTAATAATATAATTAATGATGATATTGATGTAGAAGAAATAGAAGAAATAGAAGAAGTAGAAGATGATATAAAAGAAGATGATATAAAAGAAGATGATATAAAAGAAGATGATATAAAAAAAAATGTAAAAGATGATGATATAGAAGTGGAAAATAAATGTACAGATAAAAAATTAAAAGAATGTATAGATAAAGGAAAAATTTGTAATCCTAAAAGTGGTAGATGTATTATAGATAATAAAAAAAAAATTGATAATAAAGAAAAAATAGATAATAAAGAAAAATTTGATAATAAAGAAAAAATAGATAATAAAAATTTATGTACTGATAAAAAAATAAAAGAATGTGAAGATAAAGGTAAAATTTGTAATCCTAAAACTGGTAGATGTAATAAAAAATAATTATCGCGTTTAATATATATATATATATATCTATTATACATATAGTTATTAATTTTTATTTATGAATAATACTACATCTTCAATGTCTACACCTATTAATAATATTCCTATTAAAACTAAAAATTTAGAAGAAATAAATGATCCTACAATTGAAAATATATTTAAAGATTTTAAAAATGATAATATAGAAACAAATAATAATATAAATCAAGAAGATTTAAAATTACAAGAACAAATGTTATATGAACAACAATTAGAACAACAAAAAATAGAAGAAGAAAGAATTAAAGAAAAAATATTATTAGAACAACAAATTAAACAAAATATGGAAAATAAAAATAAATCTATATATAATAATGATTTTGAAAAAGAAATGGAAAATTTAATGGATAGTTCTGATTTATTAAATTTAGATGAAACTATTGATAAAGATAATAAAAATATATTTAATAAAAATAATATTTCAAATTTTGTTATCATTATTGTAATATATATATTAATTAAAAATATAGATATATTAAAATTAATAGAAAAAAATATTCCAGAAAATATATTAATTATATTAACAAATAATTATACTTTTATTAATATACTTTGTACATTTATAATATTATATTTATTATATTATTTTGAATATATTAAAATTTAAATAAAATTATTAATTAAATTATCTGATTTATTAAATCCTTTTATATCTTTATTTAATCCTTGAATACAATAACTATCTTCTGTATCTATATTTTTTATTTTTGTATCATTATCATATATATTTATATCAATAATATTATTTTGTGCATCATTTAAATATTTTTCATTTATATAATCTAATTCTATTATATTTTTATTAATTATATCATTTTGTGTAAAATTTTCTAGATATTTATTTTTATCATTATAATTTAAAATATATTTAAAATTATTATTTGGTATATTATTTTTTTCTATTTTTTTATAAATTTCATAATAAATTAATAATAAAATCATACAATATATAAATCCAGTTATATAATCATATATTAATAAACATATTATAAATATTGCTAGTATTAATTGTACATAAGGTTCTTTCATTTTTTTATAAAAGAAAAAATCATCCGTTATTAAAATTAATAAAAATATTAATATACCTATACCTCTAAATATATTATTTATATTATTCATTATCTATCTATTTTTAACTATATATAAAAAATGAGATATACATATAAAGAATATTTATATATTATTATTTGTTATTAATGAACTTAAATACTTTATTATCTATTTATGGTTATGGTATTATTAAAAAAGATAATGAAGAATTAATAAATGATTTAAAAAATGAATTAACTGTTTCTCCTATTAATTTTAATATGCCCACTACTAATCCTGTTAAATTTTGTATTTACACTGAAAATAATCAACGCATATATTTACCTAGATATTATGCTTTACAAAAATTTGGTATTCCTAAAAAAAATACTTTAGGTAAAGGTTTAGATTGTCCTAATCTTATATTTAATGGTAAATTAAGAGATAATCAATTAGAACCCGTTAATAATTTTATAAAAGCCGCTGAAGACCCTTTAAAAATGGGGGGTATCATTTCTGTTCCTTGTGGTTTTGGTAAAACTATTATGGCTGTTTATATTGCTTGTTATTTTAAAAAAAAAACTATGTTTGTCGCACATAAAGATTTCTTAAATCAACAATTTATTGAAAGTGTTAAATTATTTGTTCCTAATGCTTCTATAGGTATTATAAAACAGAAAAAAGTTGATGTTATTAATAAAGATATTGTTATTGCCTCTTTACAATCTCTTGCAATGCGTGATTATGATATTAATATCTTTAAAGATTTCGGTCTTGTTATTATTGATGAAGTTCATCATACTGGTGCTGAAGTATTTAGTAAAGCTTTTTATAATATTAATTCTAATATTATTTTAGGTTTAAGTGCCACTTTAGACCGTAAAGATGGATTACGAAAAGTTTTTGAATATTATATTGGTAAATCTGTTTATAAACATAAAAATAAAGAACATATTGATTTAAATGTTCAAGTTCATAAATATTTTGAATCTGATATTAATTATTCTAATAATATTGTTCTATGGAATGGTAAACCTAATTCTGCTTCTATGATTAATAATATTTGTAATTATGAAAAAAGAACTTTATTTATATTTGATTTAATTATTAATATTTTAAATAATGAAAAACAAAGAAAAATTTTAATTTTAAGTGAAAGAAAAAATCAACTTAAATCTTTTGAAAAATTATTTGATAATACTAAATATGATATTGGATATTATATTGGTGGTTTATCTCAAAATGTTTTAGATATTTCTTCTAAAAAACAAATTATTTTAGCTACTTATCAAATGGCTGCTGAAGGTATGAATATTCCCACTTTAAATACTGTTGTTTTTGCTAGTCCTATTTCTGATATACAACAATCTATTGGTCGTATTTTAAGAGAAAAACCTAATGAAAGAATTTATATCCCTTTATGTATTGATATTTGGGACCAATTTTCTATTTTTATTCGTAAAGGTTTCACTAGAATTAAATATTATAAAAATAATAACTATAATATTAATTATTATATGGATAATCAATTAATTAATACTTATGATGATAATAATAATAATGATAATTCTAATAATTCTAATAAAAAATATGATTTTATTTTAGATAATGATTAATAATTTATTTCTTTATTTAAATTAGATTATATGGATTTTAATATTTTTATTATATTCTTTATTTTTATAATATTGTCCATTCTTATTTATTATACTTATTCTTATAATAATAATTATAAAAATAACACTAAAAATTCAGAACCTTTCTTTTCTAATAATACTAATATTTATACTAATTTAAATAATTATAATATTAAAAATATTGAAGGTTTTGTTGATGAAACTATCCCTACTAAAAACAATTTTAATTATTTAAAAACTTCTATTCCACTTAAATATGATACTCAAAAACCTGGTGATGAAATTATTTCTAATTATAAACAATTAAATAATAAAAATAATTTTGATGATATTGATAAAATTTTTGATAATTGTAAATCTAATCAATTTAATGTTTATAATAAAGATTTTTATGATAAACATTTTATTAAAAATAAAAGTACTGATTTACCAATCGCTAATATTCATACTAATTTCTTATTAAATAATAATTTTACAAAATTATCTGATTTTAATAATAATTTATGTACTTAATTTTTTTTTATTTAAATTATATATTTCTATTGATAATATTAATGCAAATATTAACCATAATATATATGGTAATAATAAATATGATGCTAATTTACTTTTATTTGTTTTATAAAATTGTATAAATGTTAATATTGCAAATATTAATGTTAATAATACTATTATTAATGATATTAATAATTTATTTGTACCAAAAAATATTGGTGTATATGAAAAATTTATAATTATTCCTATTATTGGTATTATCCAATATTTTAATTTTTTATTTTTTAATCCTAAATAATATGATATCCCTATTAAAATATATAATATTGGCCATACTATACTAAATGTAATATTTGGTGGTTGATATTTTGGTTTTTTTAGCATTTTATATCTTTCTTTATCATATTTATTATTTGTTAAATATCCTATTAATGAACCTATTATTAATGGTAATAATATTATTAATATTATTATTATTTTATTCATCTATTATATTATTATATTTTTTTAACAATATTCTATATTTTTATTGTAATTACATGTAATTCTTATTATTATTATTAAATATATTGTTATAAATATTATATATAATATTTGTTTTTTTAATAGTTCTATTAAATTATCTATCATCATATTATATTTTTTTTAAATCTTTTTCATTTTTTTATAATAAATTATATCTCTGTATATAATTTATTAATTGATATCTTTTTGCTGTATGTATTGTTTTATTATATTTTTTTTTTAAATATTTATTATCATAACATATTTTATCTTTAATTATTAATAATTTTAATTCATTATTTTTTAAATTTATATCTACTGCTAAATTTAAATATTTAATAATTATTTCTATTACTAACTCTGGAAATGGTAATGTTTCATATAAATAATTTTTAAAATTATATGATAATATCGGATGACACATTATAATATTTAGTTTCATTATATTTAATTTCATAATTTTTTTATCATTTTTTTAATTCTCATTATTATCATTTGTAATAATTAAATTTTTGGGAGGTGGTAATTTATTTTGTGTATTTAAATATATATTATAATTTCTAATAAAAACAATTGATGATAACATTCCTATAATATTAATATAATTATTTTTATAATTTAATTTATAATTTATCATATTATATATACTTAATATTATTAATATTATTCATTTTTTATATAAATATTAAAATAAAAATAAAATTAAGAAATGTACTTTTTTTATTGAAGAATATTATTTATATACCTAATATCAAAATCCGATTTTGATACTTTTGTAGTAGGAAATGATGCTTCTGAATGATATATTATTCTTAATGCACCATTACCACCATTACTATGACCTGCTGCACTTTTTGAATATCCACCACCACCTCCTCCATATTTACCACCAGTTGAAGTGCCACCTAAACCAATCGCAAATTCATAATAACCATTATCTGTAATAATTGCTTCAATACCACCACTTCCTGATTTACCAGAAGAATTTCTAAAGACTTCCATTGAATTAGAACCATACTGCGTCCTTCCGCTACCACCAATACCATTATTACCTCGACCATATATTCCTACTCCTCCTCCTGGTGCAGCATTACCATAACTATCATACATAGAACCTCCTCCTCCTCCTCCTCCTTGTCCTGTACTGCCACGACCTGACCAGCTTCTATTACCATCGCCTCCATTTCCTGTATATCCACCTGCACCACCACCACCACCCGCCCAATCAGCAGAATTTGCACCACCTTTACCACCATTTCCTCCACCATAATTTGTATGACCACTAATATTAATAGTTTTACTACCACCATTACCACCCGAATATATGAAATTCCAATAATAGCCTCTTCCACTATTACTTTTACCACCTTTACCACCGTGTGCTATTAATGATTCAGTACCATTATTTATAAATTTTGTATCACCACCATCTTGACCATTACTATTCTCATTTTGAGAACCTTGACCTCCTGCACCAACTATAATTGTATAAACTTTACCAGATTGAACAGTTATATCATTTGCCCATATTAATCCACCACCACCACCACCAGTACCACTCCAATGGTCGCTATTACCTCCTCCACCACCACCACCAACAGCAACTACTGAAATTTTATTAACACCTGGTGGACATGTCCATTGATAACTTCCTGCTATATCATATATCCAATCTTTCCATTCTCTAACTTTTTTACAAGCATTAACACTTTTACTTCCACGCACTCCTCGTGTAATTGTATTATTAGGACAAGGTTTTGCTGTTATTTGTCCTTTTTCATCAATATAAGAATTAGGTTCTGCTTGTATACAACTTGTACTACCTGTAGTATTACTATAAGTTCCTAATTCACATGGTTTTGCTGTTGTTTGATAACGATAATTAAGATAATGACCCTTTTCTGCTGGTGTACAAGATTCAGCACCTGGACGAGAATATGTACCTAATTCACATACAGAGAACCCAGCACCATTATAATCTAATTTAAATCCTCCAGGAACTTGTTCACATTTTTTTCCTCCTGAATAATAACCATATGGACATTTTTTACAAGTTTTATCTGATGTATATGTACCACCTTCTAATTCATGACCATATGGACATGATGATAAATATGGTGTACATCCTGTATTTTGAGTATTAGTACAATCACTTGATTTATATTGATTAGGACCACATGAACTACAAGGAGTACATACTGTATTTTGAGTAGTAGTACAGTCTTTTGATTTATATTTATTATCACCACAAGAACTACATATTTTACAAGATGTAGAATTTCCACCACCTAAAGAATAAGTACCAGATGAACAAGTTTTACATTCTGTACTAGCATCATGTAAATCATTATAAGTTCCCGCAGGACAATCCTCACATTTTTGGGAATTATTATCTTTACCATCTCCAAGAACTAATTTTTTTCCCGGAACACATTTTTTTATAGAATATTCAGTACATCTACCCGGACTTGTTCCAGTACAGTCACTTCTATATTTACCCTTAGGACAGTCAGAACAATCAGTACAAGTACCTGGACTTGAACCACTACAGCCACTTCTATATTTACCAGTAGGACATGAATCACAAGGAGTACAATTTTCAGATATTTCATCTGTAGAATATGTATTATCACCACATACTATTTGTCCTGTATTTTTACTATTAGTTTTAACTGTTTTATATCCAGGTTCTATAACTAAACATTTATCACTATTGGTATCTGATGAATAATAACCAAATTCACAATCTTGACATTCTCTATCATTTTGTTTATCACCATTTTTAATAATTTTTTGACCAGGTTCACAATTCGTAAAAGGTGAACAACTACTAGCACCTGTTGTGTTAGAAAAAGTATTATTTTCGCATTGTTTTTGTATTGTTTGACCAGTTAAATCAACATAATAACCTTTATCAGCTTTTGTACATATTCCTTTTTCAGAACCATATGTTCCTATAGGACATGGTATACATTTTTTACCTTCAATATTTGGTTTTTCACCTAAATCACATTGTATACAATAAGTTTCTGAACTATTTAAAATATGACCTTCTGGACATTTACTTATATTTTTAATACAATTAAAAATTCCAGTTTTTTTATTTTTAGTTTCTAAATATCCATCAGGACACTTTGAAATTTTTTTACATTCATAACTATCACCAGTATTATATTCATCATCATCGCAATCTAAACAAGTATTACTATTATCTTTAATACCTTTACCAGGTGGACAAGTATTATTACATTTATAAGTTTCAAAATCATGTAAATTTGATAAATTTTTATATTTTTTACTAATTTTATTTTTTAAATTATTATAATCAAAAAGTTCACCACTCCAATTATCAAGACACTTTATATATCCAGTATAATTAGTCCCTAAATAATCTTCAAATTTATAACTAATATATCCATTACAATTATTATTATCATTACAATAATTTTGATTATTAATTTGAGTAAAATCATTTTTACAAACAAGATTTGAATGTTTAGTTGGATTTAAACAAACAAAAGTTTCTTTAAAATTTGTATTAATTAAAATTAAAAGAATTAAAATTAATAATACTAAAAATAGTAATATAAAATATTTTAAATTCATCTTAATAAAATTAAATATAA